AGAAGGGTCAGAGGTGTCTTAGGCACGCTAAAAAACCGCCCACCCTTACTAGAATTGCAGCTAGTGCAAAGTGTTTGCAAATTCCACTCATCATCAGTGCCACCAGCTTGTCTGGGCACTATGTGATCGACGCTGTTGGCTTCCTGAACACCACACATCTGACAAACATAACCGTCTCGTTGCAAAATGCGTAGCCTTATCTTGCGCCACTTCGTTGTGCTGCCATTACCTTGTAATGCACTACTCATCAGTAGTAATTCCTTTCTTGATGAAATGCCCATGCCTTGCATGGCGTTTGATAACGCTTTGTAACATAGCGGATTGTGGCATCTATCTGGCGATAAGGGTCAAGGTCTCGATACCAGGTTGACCTCATCTGACCTAATCCATAATGACTGCCGTTTTTGCTTTTGTAATTCCACCGACTCTCTTTATTTAGAATCGAGTGAAAACATTGAAACTCTTTGTAATCAAGAATCCTAGAGTGTGCGTAGAGTTTTAGATGATCAATTGAATAAGTAGCTGCATTTGCTTCTAGTGTTGTCGTTATTGAAAGCAATGCCGCAATGGCATAGACCTTGCCCATTAGCCGATTGCGCCCTTGCGAGCTACCCGCCTCAGCGGCTCGCTTCAAGCGAAACCAGCGTACCAACACTGTCAAGTTTAACAGGTTATTGAGCGTGCTCTTGGGCGTTGCGCACACCCTGTGGATAACATCTGTGGATAACTTCATGACTTACCCGCCCAACCTTTACCCTTAAACACTATCGCTGGTGCACCATAAACCTGACTCATCATAAAGCCGCAGCAATAGGGTGTTGTGTGCTCTGCATACTTTTCTGTGACTTCATAGCTGATGTTGCACGCTACACATCTGTACTCATACGTCGGCATCTGTGTTTCCTATCTGGGCAACACCCATAACCTCGCATTTGGTGCATTGAATAACCTCAACGCCTTGTGGCAGGTTGTCTGTGATCTTATGTACGAGCTGCCGTGTCACCTTTTTACAAATGCGGCACTCAAATTGCACTTGTTCCATAATTGGATTTCCTCAAATTCTCAATAGGTTGCAGGTTAATTTGTGTGACCCACCAAGTCGGTTGTTTGCTGTGTCGGTATCGTGGCTTCTGTGCCATTGTGACTGGTATCCAGCCTGCTATGTAGTAATTGGGTGCTGTGCCTGTCACTAGCACGGCAATGTCATTGGGTCTGTCGTACTCATATACGATCAGCTGCCCCAGCTCATACTTTGTCCAGCGCACCTCAATGCCTGAGCCGACATCTGCCTTTCGTTTGCCTTTGTCCTCAAATGGGTCAAACGGCAAACCAAAGTATTTGGCTACTGCCCACTCACTGCCAATTGATTCTGCTAACTCTGCCAGGTAGGTCATAAATGGTGTTTCGTTGTAATGACCTTTTGACTCTAGTAGATCGCCTTTGTCACTAGTAATTTTGACAGCTGCAACCATGCACACGCACATTTCATTAGCTGTGAGCTTGATTTTCAACGACAACCACCGCAAAACCAAATAATTTTCTCGTGTTTGTCATAGCCCTTTTGATAGCCAAATGAGTCAAACTTTGTGATTTGTGAGCATTTGTCGCATTGCTCTACTTTGTACTCAGCGACCAATTCACCATTGCAAAGCAGTTTGCCCGTCATTGTTTTAAGGTCGATCATCTCCATGTAATCGCTCATAAATGCAACCTGTCCTCACACTTTTTACAAAACCAAACAACCAAACCGTCCTCTCGATCGTATTCATTGACTTGGTCAAAATCGTCGCAATCTGAACAATTTTCTACGCCGCCGTAGCCGCTGAAACTGTAAATCTTGCCGTCAGTTGCTTTGTAAATGTCTCTTGGATTAATCATGGCAAACGCACCACCCATTGACCTGTGCTGCCTAGCTGATACCAAACAGGGTCACACTGATTTGCTTTGGCTTTCTCGGTGCAGAAATACCCGCCCCAAGCTTTACCCGTTTTGGCTGACTCGCCTGTTTTCCAAACGCGGCTACCATGCTCGCAGCGTGGCTTTTCCTCGATTAGTTGACCACCCAATTGATTTGCGATCTCATCAAGTGATGAACCCAGCGACGGTATGCCTGATTGCTCGGCTTCTGCTGCTGTGGCGTAACTAGGCACGTCACCGTGCTTTGTTGTCCAATAGTCATAATCAGCCTTGACATCAGCTGTGGCAACCTTTGTTGACAACTTCTCGACCTGTTCCATTGTTTCGCGCGTAGCCTTTTCTGTTCCGCCCATAACCAACGCCATGACGCGCATCAAAGCTGAGGTCGTAGTGTCCTCAACAAACCAGCGTTTCATGTTTGGGTTGTAAGCTGCAATAAAGCCGTATGCGTAATCAATGCCTGCTGGCTCGATCTCTGTCTGATTGCGCCAAGCCTTAGCCTGTACGAGTATGTAGCCTTTTTCAGCATTGAACTCGACAATGTGTGCTTGCAAACGACCCTCTGGGTACGTTGAATTCCAACGATCTGTGCGCTCTTTGTTGCCCTCGTAGTTATCAAGAAATGCCATTAGTCAGCCACCTTGTTGCTCATGTGACGGCTAATCGCCTTACGGCGTGCCATGCCTTCGCGCTTGCCTTCCTTAAAGCCTTTGGCATAACCAGCTGCACCGCCAAGCACCATAAGAAAAATAACGCCAACCAAACGACCCAAAGTCTCTGGGTCTAATAGATCAAGTACCATTTTGAAATCTCCCGATTCTTGGTGATAGGACTACCACCTGAACTCAGGGTGACGCATGATTGGCGCGCGGTCAAGAACCTTGCGTGTTTGTCGGCGTGTCACCTGACTTTTGCTTGGATTTGAGTCCATTGCCAGCCAGGACACCGCCTAGCGAACCTGTTAAAAAGATCGCAAGTGTTTTGAGTAAATCTATAAATGCAGCGTCGTTGGGTGCTTGTGCCCCGATCGGCTGCGTGACAAAAATCAGCGCGTAGGTAATGCCAACGGTTACGATCAAAAACACCGCAGCTAGTGTTGAACCAATAATCAAAATGAGCTGTGCGTGTACGTCCTCGGGTGTCCTACGGCGTGTCGGTTTGTCGTGTTGGGAATCCAAGTATGTCGTCAGTACACGTTCCAGTGGGGAGGCATTGCGGTTTCTGGCACTCTGGCTTCGACCAATTTTCGTATTCTTGGCACTCATAACGTACCCAGCCTTGATACCCACAAGCGGTCAGGATTAGTGCAAGTGCCCAAACCAACCCTGCCGCTGTGAGTTTCTGGCTACTTCCCCAAGTTGCCAAAACTTTTGTCGTTTGGATTAAGCCAACGCAAGATCACTGGCGCAACAGCTGCCGCGCCCGCCATTGCTAGTGTCTTTGGGTCTGTAACACCTGCCATGTATAGGGCAAGTGCTGCTGCCATAAATGAGCGTGCCCATGAGGCTGCTACGGCTTTTGCTTGTTCCATTTTTTGCTCTCCTTTTTGACTGCGGCTGCTTTTGCAGCTGGTGCATCTACCTTTGGAAATTCGCCTTTGTATGGCACAAATTTAGGTATGCCAAAACCGACGATCTCTTTGCCTTCTCCGTACGCTCTGACCTTGACCATGACCATGCCACCATTGCGTTGATCGCCTGTCCCAGACGTATTGCCTTCAATGGTCAAACATGTCTTTGTGTCAATCAGTCCGACAACAATTCCAATGTGTGAAATGCGATCTACGCCGTCATGTGGAAAGTCCATAAATGCCAAATAACCCAGCTGAGGCATAGTTGACCAGCGTTGCATTTCCTTAAATTTATGTGCCCCAACAGCTGTGCCAACAACACTGTGAATTTTTACGCCAGCCTCATTTGCACACCAATTGACGAAACTGCCACACCACGGCAAACCGTCTGCCTTTGTAAATTTGCCGTACTTTGTGAGGTTGTCGCCTTCCTCAATTGTTCCAACCTCAGCAGCTGCAACCTCGATCAGTCGGGCATTTGTGCCCTGCGGATAGTTACTCATCAGCCGTCACAATTGGTGTGGATTGTTCCGCTTGTCGGCGATCGTATTCTGCCTTTGTCATTGAGGTAAATTGTTCGTTGCCGTGGTCGATAATGGCGTGCTCTACTTCATTGACTGTAATAAAAGTTACATTTTCCATTTTACAACTCCGCACTTAATCCGAGATAGCCTGCTGAACTTGTTGTCAATAATTCATAAAATTGTTTTGCCGTTAAACCACTAGCAACAACACAGTTAATGTTTGGATTTTGGCTATCTGCTGCATTGATTGTTGCTGTTGTAACAGCAAAAGTTGCTGAACCATCATAAAGTTGCAAGCCTGAAAAATCAATAGCA